ATCGATATCGGATTTACCGTGACAGAATCTGCACCGAACACATTTGCACAAGCCCGTGTAGATTTGCAACTCAACCCACTTGACAATGAAGTATTTGTTGTCTATGCAGTTAACCTCGATCCGTTCACGCCTGATGCTCTTGCTGGTCAAGATACCTCTGTCGTGTCCAGTTTGACTACTACAAGCCAAACTGCTGTCCAGAACCTCTCAAACTCAAACTGCCTCGCTAACGCTAACCTTCTCATCAAGGCTGCTGGTTTTGTTGATGGTGGCGTTGCTTTCTCCACAGGAGCAGCAGAGACACCTCCTACAACTTTAGAATACATTGGAATAATTGCTACCAATGATTTCTTCATTCAGGTGCAAGGTGTAAACAACGCTCAACCACGTGGTATGACTGGTCGAATGTATGGCGTTCGTGCCCGTGCAGATGCTTCAATCTATGCAGCACTTGTTCAAAGCGAAGTCTTGTCATCCTGATCGGGGGTTTTACCCTTGGTCGCAATACATGGCAATTGGTGCGGACCCAATTGGACAGCAGGGCAGAATGTCGATGCGTTGACGTACAAGCAACGTGGTGGACAATTCGATGAGCCCTGTACCGACAAACTTGACTGCGCATGCCGAAAGCATGACCGTGATTGTGCTGATCCTCTTGGGTGCAGCCGTAAAGGCGATACGGCACTTATCAAGACGGCACTTTCCGTCGCACTTAACCCTGCAAACAGACTCTTTCGACCTGCACTTGCAGACAAAGCAGCACTTATCGCAGCAGGAATCACAGCAGCAAGAACAACAAGGAGACGATGAAGATGGCAGAAGTACGGATGACAATGGAAGAATACCTCCAATTACTGAACGGACTCACTTCTGATCTGTCTGGAGAACCTGGTTCTCCTGGTTCTATGGCTCCTGCAGCTGAGAGAATGCCAAAGAAAAAACGCTCTACTGCTTACCAGCGAAAATACAAGGCTAACTTCAAGAAGATCGCTAAGCGATACAAACTAAAGTCTGGTAAATGGAAAAAGAATGGTTTCAAGATGGCTGTAAAGATGGCTCACAAGATGTCCAAGAAGTGATTTTATGGAACATCCATGGACAACATTGCTCAAAGAGATACTCAAAGAACTCAAAGGTTTGCGAAGAGATCTCAAGAAGTAGTCTCTGCTACCAATTGGTCCCAAAGAATTACTTTGATATGACGAGGAGTGTCCTCTCTTTGCTGTAATGCAGCCATTAATTGACGTGTTGGAACATCTCCAATGCTAAATTCTTCTTGTGAATTGTGCATTTTTATAATTGCCCGATCCACAAATTCACTTTGATTTTGTTTTGTTCGAACAATCTTGATTGTCGAACGACGGAGATTGAAGGTTTTGAGTGATTTGTCAGTCATTCTTCTTCCTCCTGAATCCGTTCTGCGTTCTCAGGAACAAATAACATCTGCATATGGTCTATCCAGATCGACAGAATAACGCCATCATTACGCACTCTAATGTATCCAATATCCACATTTCCACCTATTCCATAGATTCTTTCATGATGACTCATCCTTGACACCTCCTGCATTGAGATACAATTGACATATTTACTGCACAATTGACCTCAACTATTGGTGATCTGGACACATTCGTGACCATAACCATTGCATTTCGACACTTCCAGACCTCAAAACATGTATTGCATACTACGCACATTAGTATCTCCGACTTGGTCTTTAGTTAAATAACTAATGGAGATTCCTTGCAGATCGGTAGCGTTTCGGGGGACTACGTCCCCAAACCACTACATCGGCAGTAGCGATGTTCAAGACAAGGGTAAGAAGTACTATAATAAACCTCAACCTATTCCTATAGGGTATGCCCAAGGGACTAAAAGAAACATCCAGCCTAATCGATATCGGATTTACCGTGACAGAATCTGCACCGAACACATTTGCACAAGCCCGTGTAGATTTGCAACTCAACCCACTTGACAATGAAGTATTTGTTGTCTATGCAGTTAACCTCGATCCGTTCA